ACAGGTGAACTACTCGAAATGATCATGGCCGATTTACCGGCAAAAGAAGAACAAATGGTAAATATCGCTAACGCTGACGAAGAAGCAGTGATTGATCATAACGAGGAGTTTGCTGAAGAATGAACGACGAGTTCTTTGCCGATATATGGATGTTATTCAAGGAATATTTCGACAAGAAACATATTGAATTAGCAGCAGAAAAATTTGTAGATATGTTAATCGACTATGGTGTTGATGATACACGTTTACAAGAATTACTAGGAACTGATAAGCACTTAGATGCTGCTATTCAATATTACTTGGAACTGGATGACGACTATAACGACGAATGGGATGACTAATGGGATGGTACAGCAAGGTAAGCCGCGATATAAGCGAAATACCAGCAGCTATACAATTTTTTGAGACAGAACTATTACAAGCTAAACAAGAATGTAAATTACATGGCAATGTTGAAAAACAAGCAAGTATGATGCCTGGCATAGTTGAACATAGATTTAACCAGTTACAAGAAATTGAAGCAATACTTGAATACTTAAATATTGAACTACGTAGATTGCGTAGTTCATTTTTCAAAAAATATTTAGAAAACTATCAACGAGCTCTGTCGAGCCGTGACGTTGAAAAATACGTTGACGGTGAGGCAGACGTTGTTGACTATGAAAAGATTATCAACGAGTTTGCATTGTTACGCAACAAGTGGCTAGGAGTCTTAAAGGCATTGGACCAGAAGCAATGGCAGATAACTAATATAGTAAAGCTAAGGGTTGCTGGAATGGAAGATGCTACGTTATGAAAAAAGTTTTTGAGTATTGGATGCCAGATAGTGACAATCATTTTGAACGTCTTATCAATAAAAGAGTTAACAACGGAGGGCCGCCTGAATACCAAGATGATGTAAGAGATATGGCATACAAATATATCAAAGATTTTGATCTTGCTATAGATGTTGGTGCTAATGTTGGATTATGGGCAAAGCCATTAACAGAAAAATTTAACAAGGTTATAGCATTTGAACCTATGCCCCAAGTGTTAGAATGTTTAGAAAAAAATGTTCAAGGTTTACCAGTAGAAATACATGGTTATGCATTAGGCAATACAAATGGAAATGTTGAAATGCAATGGGATCCTGTTAATACAGGAAATAGTCATATTACTGAAGTAGGATCAGGTACTATAGAAATTAAAAAACTAGACGATTTGAATTTGCCTAAATTTGGCATGTTAAAAATAGATTGCGAAAGACACGAACTACAAGTATTACAAGGCGCTCGTGAAACTATATTAAAATACAAACCTATTGTTATTTGTGAACAGCATCCTGATACTGATTACAATGCAGGTGCTTATTTGAAAGATGTACTAGGCGCTTGGGAATTAGGTCATGTAAGAAAAGATTATATTTTTGGATTTGGAGGATAGTATGGGCATTACAGTTATATCAACATACAGTCCTGGTAACTATGCAGATTATGCAAAACACTTTGTAAGCACATTAAAAAGATATGTCGATCCTAGTGTTAAAGTTGTTCTTTATACAGATCAACCACAGGATTTTAGAAAACAAAATTGGCACAATTTAATCCTAAATGACTGTTGTCCTGATTTAGTTGAGTTCAAAGAACGTAATGGGCACAGGCCTTTGAAACCAGGCAAGCGTGGGTTTATTAAAGATGCTGTTAGATTCTCTCATAAGAGTTATGCAATATGCCATGCTGCAATGAATTGCACTACCAAGCAACTGGTTTGGTTAGACGCAGATACTGTTTGCTTGAGTCCTTTATCAACAAGGTTCTTCAAAAGACAATTACCAAATGATGCATTTTGTAGTTATTTAGGACGAGAACCTAAATACACAGAAACAGGTTATTTGCAATTCGATATGACAAATCCTTTTGCAAAAGAATTTTTTGAAATGTGGAAAATGTATTATGATACAGATGCAATATACAATTTACGTGGACATTTAGATTGTCATGTGTTTGATATTGTAAGAAAACAATTTGAAGTTAACGGTGATATTATAGGACACAATCTTGCTGAAGGTGTAGATAAAAGTCACTTCAATAAAGTATTTAGAGGCAAATTACGTCATAACAAAGGTGAGTCAAAGATTACATGGAAAAGTATTGCTTAACAGGATCACACGGATTTATCGGCAGCCATTACTACAAATATTTACAAAAGCAAAATGCACACGTGGTGCCCTATGATAAAAAAATACGTGGCGAAGATTTAGCAGACAAAAATACTACAAAATTACTGCCTGATTATGATATTGTAATTCACCTTGCTGCAACCAACGGCACAAAATTATTTTATGAACAACCTACTGATGTGCTAATTAATAATACGTTACCAACAATAAATTTAATAGAACGTTATAAAAATAACAATACTAAATTTGTTTTTGCTAGTACGTGTGAAATTTTTAATGGAGCAGTAGATGCGGGTTATTACCATATTCCAACTGATGAGCAAGTACCGGTTATGTTTAACGACATTACGAATCCAAGATGGAGTTATAGCATTCCGAAAGCTCTCGGCGAAAACTTAGTTGCTAACAGCGGACTAGACTATTTGATTATACGTTACTTTAATGTATACGGTCCTGGACAAGTTGATCACTTTATAAGTGAATTTGTAGAACGTTGTAAACGTGGCGAGTACTATATTAAAGGCGACGATACTAGAAGTTTTTGTTATATAGATGATGCAATTGAAATGACTCATAGACTAGTAACATCTACTTCTAATAAAATTGTACACGTTGGTAACGATAACGAAGTTAAAATTAGTGTAGTAGCAAAACTTATAATGGGTATAATGGGTATCAATCCTGAACGCTTAGAAATTACAACTGGTCCTGCAGGAAGTGCAAAGCGGAGATGTCCTGATACAACACTTGTCCAAATGTTAACTGGTTTTAATAATTATACATCATTAGAAACAGGTTTGAGAAAAACAGTTGAAAGTTTATTATGAAATTAGGCATTGTTGGTTTAGGTGCAGTAGGAACTGCCAATAAAAATGGTTTTGAATTTTTAGGTCATGAAGTTTATGTTCATGATATAAAACTTGGCACTAACATAAAAGATATTCTCAATACTGAAATTGTTTTTATTTGTGTACCAACACCACGAGCCGAAGACGGTAGTTGTGATACCAGTATTATTCAAGATGTAATTTACGATTTGGATGTAAACAAATATACAGGTATTATTGCAATACGCAGTACTGTTGAACCTGGATTTACTCAACGTATTAGCGAAACATACAATCATATGAAATTTTGTTTTGTACCTGAATTTTTAAGAGAGCGCTGTGCAGCAGATGATTTTATTAATAATCATAAATTATTAGCTGTCGGTACAAATGATATTACTGTATTTAGAAAAGTTGTAACAGCACACGGTAATTTACCAGAACATGTAGAACATTTAACTTGCAATGAAGCTGAAATATTAAAATACTATAATAATGTATACGCTGCATTAAGGGTAACATTTGCAAATATAATGTATGAACTGTGTAGTAAATTTGATGCAGATTACACAGTGATTAAAGATGCTTATATTAAAACAGGAAAAGCTACCGACATGTATCTTGATGTTAATAAAAACCTGCGTGGTTACGGAGGAATGTGTTTACCAAAAGATGTACAAGCATTACAAAATTTATTTGAAAAATTAGAAATGCCATATAGTTTGCTACAATCTGTTAATAATGATAATAACAAATTTACAAAAACAATTTTCAATGGAATGAGAGATGACATATAGTCAGTCATTTCAAGATATATTTGCATTACAAATTTGCAAAAATAAAACCTATATAGAAATAGGAGCCAATCGGCCTGTAAAAAGAAACAATACATATTTGTTAGAACAAAATGGGTTTGTAGGATTTAGTATTGAATATTCTAAAAAATGGCAAACTGCATGGAATAATTCTACACGCAATAACAAAATATATTTTGCTGATGCTATTAAGTTTGATTATAAACAAGCAATAGAGCAATTGAATATGTCTACTAAAGTTGGTTATTTAAGTTGTGATATAGAGCCTGCAGATAATACATTTTTAGCATTGCAAAAAGTTATAGGTGCAGGTGTTGAATTTGAATGTATCACTTTTGAACATGATTTGTATTCAAGTAAAAAAGACATTCGAAATGCTGTAGACAAATACCTTATAGACAAAGGATATAAGATTGCAGTAAATGATGTATACCTGCCACCAGATAAAACCAAATTATTTGAAACATGGTATGTAAAAAATACAATAGAGTTTGAAACTTGCAAATTTGATGATTATATCAAAACAATAAAACAATCATTATAGTAGCATATAAATACTGCATGAAAGTAGTATTAGTTACAGGTGGATTTGATCCATTACACAGCGGACATATTGCATATTTTAAGGCAGCTAAAGAATTAGGTGATCATCTAGTTGTAGGTGTTAACAGTGACGATTGGCTTGTAAGGAAAAAAGGCAAACCATTTATGCCTTTTGAAGAAAGAGCTGCAATAATAGAAGAACTTGAATGTGTAGATGAAGTTATTGGTTTTAATGACAATGACGATAGTGCTTGTAATGCAATAGGACAAGTGTTAGCAACCAAATCAAGTTCATGGAAAGTTATACTAGCAAACGGTGGTGATAGAAATAAATCTAACATACCAGAATATAAAGTATACAAAAATCATCCTGATGTAGGATTTGCTTGGGGCGTTGGCGGTATTGATAAAAAGAATTCAAGCAGTTGGATACTTAAAGAATGGAGCCAACCTACTACGGAACGTGCCTGGGGTAAGTATACTGTACTAGACAAAGGCGACGGTTGGCAAGTTAAACAACTTGAGTTTTATCAAGGACATGCACTTAGCGATCAAAGACATTTCAAACGTAGTGAACACTGGCACGTTGTAGATGGTGTTATCAACATGTTCTTAG